CCACCCTGCTTCAGCAACAGCAAGCCGAGCTGGCCGCCCTGCGGGCTGCGCCGGTGGTGGTTTCCGAAGAACTGCGCCAGATCGGCGACCGCCTGCGAAATCAGGACAACCGCTGCACCGCGAATCCGATCTTCCTGGTTCGCGGGAAAGAGCGGATTTACGGCCTTGATTCAAGCGCCTCCGACGAGGCCGTGTGGATGAATGATGAGTGGAACCCCGTTGACATTCCCGAGGACGCCGACCCTGACCAGCCGCCCCACGGCTTAACGGTGGTCCGGTATACCGCTAGATGGAAAGTCCTAATGGTGGCATTCACGGAACAGGGATGCAAGGACCACCTGCGCCTTAATGGGCACAATTATCGAATATACGATGAGGTTGGTATCTACGTTGATTCTCTCAATCGCTGCCCTGAGATGATCGCCATCAGGGAGTTTCTTTTAGGGCTGCCAGCGCCCCAGGCTAGGGAGACCCAGCCATGAGCATCCCAACCGTCAACTATCAAACCTCCCGCGATGATCTCATCGCCCGCATGGCTGATGAGCTGGATCGCCTTCAGCCGCTGCCTGCATTCCCGCCTGTCACGTCTCATCCGCTTGCTGCCGAAGCGCGCGCTTTGCTTCAGCTTGGCTTGTCGCTAGTGGTTGCTCCAGTTCCGGTAAGTGAGCGGCCATGGGAGCGGGAAGGTTGGTGTCATCCCGAAACTGGAATGTGCTTGATTGAGCAATGGTGCGCCGATGACATTTACTCGATAACATGGAAACTTCAGCCTCCGATTAGCGAGCAGGAGATAGAAAAAGGCAGACATTGCACGATCAAGGCTGTTTACCCTGAAGGGCGGGTCGATAACTTTTTGCTGATGTTCGGCAGATCGCTTCCTTTTGACAGCACTTTTTTGGCAGTACCTATTCAGCCATGACTGCCATTGCCCTCTTTTTTATCTGCTTCACGGGTATTCCTTTTTGTCGATTCTTCGAAGTCCCAACGCCATTGCACCATGCCTGACAGTAATCATGCTCCCCTCAAAACTGCCACCGAAAAACCAGCCATGGAACAGTACGTCAAGCCCCGACGCATTTATCTTGCATCTTCGTGGCGGAATCCTACTCAGCCCGCAGTATTGGCCGCTTTGCGTGATGCTGGGCATGAAGTGTATGACTTCCGTAATCCTGCTCCAGGCCATGAGGGCTTTTCCTGGAGCGACTGCGGCGGCATGGCTGCATCTTACGGGTCAGGCAGGGGAGCTAGAACGATTCCGTCCTATCTGGAGGCGATTCGTTCGGCACGCGCAACCGAAGGCTTTGCATTTGACAAAGAAGCGCTGGACCGGTGCGACACTTGCGTTCTGGCGTTGCCATGTGGCCGTAGCGCTCACCTTGAGCTGGGTTACGCAACTGGTCAAGGCAAAGACACCTACGTGCTATTGCACGAGGAGGAATTTGAACCTGAGTTAATGTACCTGCTTAATACAGGTATTTGCGCCAGCACTCAAGAACTTATCGAAGTTCTTGACCCTCAACGCTGCTACGGACGGCCAGCGCCCCAGGCTCAATAGAGGGAGTCCTACCAATCAGGACCGCCACCACCTTCCTTGTTCTTTAACCTTGGCTGACACCTTCCGCTCCATCCGCTATCCCAAAATTCCCAAAAACTGGGATCAACGTTTCCTGTACCTGGCTGCCACCGTCGCCGCCTGGTCCAAGGACCCCTCGACCAAAGTCGGCGCCGTAGCCGTGCGCCAGCGGCGGGTACTGGCCACCGGCTACAACGGCCTGCCTACCGGCATGATCGACAGTGTGGAGCGCTTGCTCAACCGAGACGTTCGTCTCGCTTTAACAATTCACGCTGAGCTGAACTTGGTCACCTTTGCGGCCCGTCACGGTATCTGCCTTGATGGATCTACCGTTTACACTTACCCTTTACTGCCTTGCAGTAATTGCGCTACCGCTTTGATTCAGTCCGGTATAACCAAAGTAGTTGCCCCGGACTTCGTCATGCCGATGCGCTGGCAGGAATCCATCACCCAGGCCAAGCAAGCCTTCCTAGAGGCCGGCGTTGGCGTCGAGTTGCTGGCCATTGAAGGCCCTCTGCATGTAGCTGCTGCGTCAAATCCAGATCGCGATGACCACGAGGAAACTGAAGACGCGCACTTGCGGCTGGTGTAATCCCACGCCAGTGCTTATGCTGCACCCACTTGCTCAGCAGACCTTGCACAACTGTCCTCCGGGATCCCGCGTCAAGAACTCCCTTGACGGCCGTCTGGGCATGGTCTACAGCTCGCCGGAGCGAGCGCGAGCGTCTCTTGCCTTGGTTCCAGTCATGGTAGAGGGCTCCACCCGCCGCGAGCTTTGGGCCACCCACACCACCAGACCGCTCCCTCGGACTGAGCAATTTGTCGCCTTGGGTGGCACGAAGAGCGCGCCTGCCGGCTACCCTCTGACGCCTTTGGACGGCTGATGGCCCGCCGGCGCAGCGGCTGGTACCTGGGCGAAGGCTTTCACGCCGAAGTGGCAATGGGCAAGCCCTGCCTGTTCGCTCGCCACAACCACGGTGCTCGGGACTACCGCAGCCAGCGCTACACGGACACCCAGGCCTGCGTTCAGTGCGTTGCAGAGCTGGTTCGGCCAACTTTGAACCTGGATGTCAATGCGGTTCTGCGCTCCTACCAGTTGCACTATCTGGAGTTCTGGGCCCTGGTTGACGTGCGCGGGGCGGATGATTGCTGGGAGCACCAGAACCGAGTTCTGGATTACGGCCGCAGCAGCTGGTCTCTAAGCGTGCGTCGCCCCACCTGGCTTACTGGCGGGCAGACACGCATTGCTCCCTACCGGGTCGCTTCCTGGTTTTCCTGGGGGGACACGGGCGCACTAGAGGTCAAGCCGGTCTGCGGCAACCGCGCTTGTTGCAATCCTTTGCATCTGCGAGTGGTGCACGTTCCCCACTTTCACCGGGCGGCCACGATCGATCGAGTCGATCTATGCCTTCAAGTTGAGCAGCACCAGAGCTACACCAGCAAGCTGTTGCAACGGAGCACAGGGCGAGTTCCCGTAGAATCCAGCTCTGCCTCTCGGTGACCATGGGCTGGACCTCCGACGATTACGAAAGAAGCATCGGACTGAAGGGCGGGCAGGAGCTCCGCAATCCAGGATCGGACAACGCTCGGTTTCGGGCCGACCTTCAGAACTCCCAATATCAGGCGACCGCTAGGCAGCTTGGAATCAAGAACCTGGACAGTGCGAATGACCTGGCCAAGGTCATCAGCCATCTCAACAGCCAGAAGCAGTCCGCATCTCCTGTGACCCCCAGTGGCGCCGGCGGCTCTCCTGCGGCCCAGGCCACTACCGCCACCAAGGACCGGGCTGAGGCTTCTTATCGCGAGTCTCTTCCTGCCACCACTCCAAAACAGGACCCCTGGGTTCCCCTCAAGTTTGGAGGCGGCGCCGGGGACGAAGCCCACAACTCTCAGGCCCGCTCCAACAACGCCAACCTGGCCACCCAGGGGATGCTGGACGCGGCCCGCGCCACCCAGGAGAGCACTGCCAAGTCGGCCGATCGCTTCGACGCGATGACCTTCAACTCCTCCCAATGGATGGCGGATATTGACAGCCGCAACATGAGCGCCCTGTCCCCGAACCTCGCCCTGCCGAAGAATCCGACTGAAGCCCTGCAGGGGTTCTATGGCGACATTTCCAACAGGATGAAGAGCTACCTGTAGGCGGTCTTGCCTGGCTCAAAGTGTGTCTGTATAGTGCAGCGAGTCGCAACCTCTTCTTGTCTGATCTCCAAGCGCCTGATCCTCTCTTTCGGGCGATCACTCTCGACCGCTGCTCTAAACCTCAGATCCTGTCCTGGCAAGCGATGCACCAGGACTACAGCGAAGAAGCCGTTGCCGATGAGCCGGTCCCGGGCAGCGAGCAGGAGGCTGGCGAAATTCTTGTCAAGCACTTGCTCAAGGGCGAGAAGGGTCACTACGGCCCCCTTGAGCACCCGTCGATCACCTTCAATGTCATCGGCTTCCCTCACGACCTGATGCAGCAGGCCCGCACTCATCGGGTCGGGGTTTCGTTCGATGTGCAATCCGGAAGGTACACATCTCAGAGAATTGTTGACGTGGTCACAGGCAAGCGTCCACTGGAGGAGGTGTTCTATCTGCGCCCGGTCGGGACCTATTGTGATCGCTCCGGGAAGAGGTACGTCTACGGAGACTTGCAACGAGATCGTGATTTCCAGCAATGCCTAGAGCTGGCAAGCGCTTTTGCCGTCAAGGTTGACCAGGAGGGTCTCGGCATGGCTGAAGAACACGCCCGGGGCCTGATTCCCTATTGCATCCGCCAGCACTTTGTTGTGTCCTTCAACGCCCGCTCCCTGATGCACTTCATGGATCTGCGGGCCAAGGCCGACGCCCAGCTGGAGATCCGCCAGCTGTCCGCGATGCTCTTTGCTGAGTTCAAGGATTGGGTTCCCCAGATCGCTGAGTATTACGAAACCAAACGCCTGGGCAGAGCCCTGCTGGCCCCGTGATCGACCACAGCTGGATGGAGAACGTGCTTTGTTGTAGCGACGCCCGGATCAATGCCGCTTACGCCGATGAAGATGGCGAGCGAGCCGAGCGGGAGATGGATGCGGCTTGGTTGCTTGATCCAGTTCGATTTGTTTCCACTTCCTTTGACTGCCCCTGATCATGCCCCGCCTCAATCAAGAGCAGGTTCTTCACCAGTTCTTCCCCGACATTTACACCTCTTCAAACCCCGAGGTGATGCGCCGTATCGGCACCATGGCCTGCCGGCTGGTGCTGCTCGACATGCTGGGCTCTTACGAAAACGCCCGGGCCGAGCGCGGGCCCGGCGCCTTGGTGATTCGCATGGTCGAGGGCAAGCGCGACGCTGTCTATCTCTCGGTTGACGACTTTGACTCCGACCTGTCCATTGCCACTCAGGACGGCGATGTAGGCGCTTGCTCTTTTTTCTCAAGCATTCTCAGCGAGATTGCCAGCCTCAATCACGACACCCACGCCCTGTTTGTGATGGTCGAGAGCCAGGGCGCTTCCTGTGTGGCCGTGCCTTTCGAGGCGCCTGAGCGAGCGATCGCTGAGATGCTCAAGGAGGCTGCCCCTTGAGCCGGCCCAGCCGCGGCCGGATCCCGGAGCACAGCGAGTACATCGCCAGCGCTCCGCCCGAGGATTTCGTCACTGCCAGCCGGGCGGCCATGGGCGGGATCGATCTGGACCCCTATTCCACCAAGCTGAACAACGGCTTGATCGGTGCCCGCACCATCTACAACACCAAGGAGCAGTCTCTCGATGAGATCCTGCAGCGTGAGTGGGGCCCGGTGGGCCAGGGCCGCACCATGGTTTTCTGCCCCAGTGGCATGGACCCCAATCGCCGAATGCTCCACAAGCTGCTGGAGGAGTACCGCGCTGGGCGAGTCAAGCAGGCCACCATCCTGCTGACCAACAGCGAGAGCGCCACCAAGTGCCCTTGGATCTGGGACTTCCCTGTTTGCCTCCCCTTCCGCCGGCCGCGGGTGCGCTGGTGGAACAGCGAGCTGGGGCGCTTCGATACCTACACCCCGCCCCACTGGGGCTTTGTAGCCTTCTTCCCGCCCGCCGAAAGTTCAGCGTTTCTTGAGGGCCTCAACAGCTTCCATGCCGCCTTCTCTCCGATCGGGCGGATCGTCTTCAACGAACTCAGCGGCGACCAGACCTGGCAGACTCACTACCGCCAGTTGTACCGGAAGGGCTATTCCTTCCGCCCCCACGAGAAGTGAGCCTGCTCCTGCACAGTTTCCGCTTTTCGACCGGCCGCCACTGCCCTCTGGATCGCGCCATCGTCTTCAATAGCAGCCTCACCTGGCGGCAGGCACTGCCCAAGGCTCTTCACCATCACCCTTCCCTCGTCCTACGCCGGGAGCAGGTGGAGGGCATTGCCAGGCTGGCCCGGGCCTTGAAGAACCTGGAGCCGACCAGGCCGCGCAACAGGCACTGGGGTCCGGCCTGGTGGCACGTTTTTCAGTGGTGGGATCCGGCTTTCAAGGACTGGAGCAGCGGCCGGCGCGCCTTGATTGCCCCCCGCTGCCATACCCCGCAGGAAGCGATACAGCTGCTCGAAGCGTCGCCATTGCGAGCCGTCCTTCGGGGCGGGGCGATTGAGGTGTTGATCCCGCGCCGCCCTAGCCGCCAAAGCGATTCTTGACTTCTTGGCGGCTGCCTTCAAACACTGCGTTCCCTTCTCGGCGCTCCGCCCCGCGCAGGGCTGAAGTGATGCCCCGCCTTCGGGCCGCTTCTACCGGATCGGGCTGGCCCGTGCTGCCGCCCATCACCGCCGCTCGCCGGTTGTCACGGGCGGCTCGCTGCAGGTAAGCCCCAATCAGTCGCTGGCTGCCAGCGCCTCGATCAACGGCATCGCGAGTCTCACGGTAACGGCGATCCATGGCATTGAAATTTGCAATTCGCAAGGGCGCGGAACGCCCGCTGTGGCTCTAGGTTACCCAAGCTGCACTCGCCACTTTATGCACCCTTCCAGTGACCCTTTCCCCGCCGACGCACGATCTGCTTACCCTCTGTTCTATCGCTCCTACTCCCGCCGCCTGGATGACGGCAGCCGTGAATCCTGGGAGCAAGTGGTCGAGCGCAATCTCAGCGCCCTGGTTGAGCTGGGTCGACTGAACCCTGAGCAAGAAGCCCTGCTGCGCCGGCACCAGCTGGACCTCACATCCCTGCCTTCGGGGCGCTGGCTTTGGGTCGGTGGCACCCCCTGGGCCACCGACCAGCGCAACTTCTATGGCGCATACAACTGCAGTTCGGTCCACGTCGATCAGCTCAGCGCCTTCGGGCTGCTGATGGATCTGGCGATGCAGGGGACCGGCACCGGTGCGGTGCTTACTCGGGCCAATGTCGATCGGCTGCCGAAGGTTGTCAACCGGCTGGAGATCGACTACCGCGGCTCCCTGGGTTCAGCTGCCCCGGATGAGCGCAGTCCTCGCACGGCGGCAAGGCTTGTTGACTGCGAGCATCTTCTGATCAAGGTCGGCGATTCTCGCGATGGCTGGGTCACTTCCTACCAGAAGCTCATCCAGCTTGCCTGCGGCGTCGGGTTTTTCAGTACCTCTGGCGCTATCAAGATCACGATCGACCTGAGCTGGGTGCGCCCACCTGGCGAGCGGCTCAAGGGCTTCGGTGGGGTGGCCAACCCCTCGGCCCTCCCTGAGATGTATGCCCGGGTAGCAGGGATCTTGAACCGCGCCATTGGCCGCCAGCTCACGCCCCTGGAGTGCTGTCTGATTATCGACGAGGCCGCCCGCTGCGTCGTGGCCGGCAACATCCGCCGCAGCGCCGGCATGCGTCAGTTCGACGAAGACGACCTTGAGGCCGCCGGCGCCAAGCGCAATCTCTGGGGCCAGGACGAGCAGGGCTACTGGGCGATCGATCCGGAGCGCGACGCATTGCGGATGGCCAATCACACCCGGCTCTTTCACCGCAAGCCCACCCGCGGCGAAGTGCTCGAAGCGGTGCGCAGCCAGCACGCTTGCGGCGAGGGGGCTATCCAGTTCATTCCTGAAGCCCTGGCCCGGGCCAATGCCGACATCCTCGGGCCCCAGTGGTTGAAGGAGAGCTTTCTTGCAGTGATTGAAGAAGGCGGGCTGGAGGGCGGCGCCAAAGGTCTTGCAACAATCCTGTTCGGCACGGGCGATCTCGATGATCTCGATCCCGAGCAGCGCCGGGAGTTGAACCACCGCATCAGCAGGTTTGGGCTTAATCCGTGCGGTGAGATAATCGGCTCCGACTTCCTGTGCAACCTCGCTGAAGTCCACCTCAACCGGCTCGACCCCAACGACTCCAGAGCGGTCGAGGAGGCTTTCCGCGCCGCTGCGCTCACGGTGTCTGTGCTACTTCACCACCACTTCCGCGACGAGCGGATGCAGGAAGCCCGGCTGCGAGACCCGATTGTCGGGGTGAGCTTCACTGGGTTGTTCGATTACTTCGTGCGCGCGCTGGGTGTCGACTGGCTGCGCTGGTGGGCCGAAGGCCGCCCGCCCCACGCCCAGGGGGCAGTGTTCTCCGCCTACGAGGTCAAGACCTTGCGCCGCTTCCGCGCCGTCGTCGAAGAGGAAGTAGCGACCTACTGCGAGGCCCACGGCCTGAAGGTCCCTAACCGCTGCACCACCGTGCAGCCCGCTGGCTGCCTGGGGCTCGACGCGGTGCGCGTCACCAGCCGGGGGCTACTGCTGTTCAACGAAGCGAAGCTGCTTTGGGCCTGGCATCAGGATGACCCCCTGCTCATTCGCGGCACACTGCCTGTGGTCGACACCGTGCGCAACGAACCCAGGCCCGCCCTACGTCTCACTCTGGTCAGCGGCCGGCAGATCGTCTGCACCCCGGACCACCGTTTCTGGGTAGAGAGCATGGGCTGGGTTCAAGCTCAAGCTCTTCGGATTGGCCACGAGCTTCAAGCTTCCCCAGGAGAACACTCCGGCCAGCCTGTCGCCACCCAGCAGCTGGAGGAGCCTGAGATGACCCCGGCCAAAGCCCCAAGCTCTCTGACACCAGGACTGGCCTACGTGGCCGGGGTCTCGCTGATCAAGAACCCCGCCCGGGTCACCTGGCCGGCCCTGCGCAACATGGCTCCTGACTGCTTGCACTTCTCCTTCCCTCTCACGGAGGGGGCGGCCGCAGACCGCCTGAACGAGTGGTTCGAGGACCTGTTTGAGATACCGCTCAAGCGGCGACTCTCGGGCCACACCATTCATCTGTTCAGCCGCGAGGCCCCCTTGCGCCGCTGGCTGGAGACCAACGGCCTCCTGATCGCCGATGCCCCTGAGACAGACCGGCTGCCTTTGTCTTTGCGCCAGTCCACTGCCAGTGCGATTCGTTCGCTCTTTGCGGGACTGATTGATGCGACGGCCAGCAAGATACGAAATCAGCCGCCTGTCATCAAGATCCAAAGCGAGCCCCTTGCCCGCCATCTCCAGCAGGTAGGG